TCACGCATGAAGTCCTCTTTGCTGTATTTGTAGAAAACGTCGGACTGACGTTTTACAGGCACGATAGGGAATACCTTGTCAGCGATAAAAGCACTTGCATCCTGCAAGTAAGAAACTGAAATATTTGTCAACGCACGGTCAATGTGTGCTTTCTGCATTGTTGGCATTTATCTTGCACTCCTTCCAATTAAAGTTTTACGGTGATAATTTCACCAGCGTTTGTAGCAGCTGTAAGTGCAACACCAACAGCAGCGTCTGTAGCAGTAATTGCTTTACCTTCAGCATTAGATGCAATTTTTGCACCTGCTGCAACAGCAGCGCCTGCTTCAACCATTACGATACCGTCTGCAATTTCGAGAACTTCACCAGCTTTTGTCTGGTTCATGGAAACACCAACAACACCTGTAGAAGCTGTTGCTACGATACCGTTGCTAGATGCATCTACAGAAACAAATCTGTGACGCGCAATGTCTGCGCCAGCTGGAAGGCTGAAACGCTGACCAGGAATTTCAAAAGCGAACATGTTATTTACCTCCATTCAGATACTCACGGTACAATTCAGGGTTTTCAGAAATAGCAGTACCCATTGCTTTTTCAACTGTTACGTTGTCTCTCTTAGCAATTTCGCCTGCTTTTGCTTCGAGCTGACTCCAAGCATCCTGCTCATTGAGAGCTGCACCGTTACCTTTGTTCTTGCCAACTTCGTCAAGAACAGTATTCTCAATGGCATTGTTGATTGTTGTAAGAAGCTCAACTACTTCTTCAGAGGCACCTTTAATGATACCTACAAGTTTTTCCTGAGCTACAGGAATTGCTTTCAAAGATGCTGCTTTTGCAATAGCTTCGTTTTCTGCTTTTTCTTCAGCAGCTTTACGTACCATTTCTTCTGCAGCTTCTTTCTGAGCGCGCATTTTAAGGAACATCTCTCTAGCAGCTTCTGGCATGCTTTTGAGAGTTTCTGTTTCGTCAAACTTTTTCTTAGGTTTGCCGCAAACTTTGCACATACCCTCATCGTCAGCCTCGCCGTCGCAAGTACACTCTGTGGATTTGAGCACTTCAATTTCAGATTTAGCTTTTGCCAATTCTTCATTTACTGCCGCAAGTTCCGCATCTTTATCGGTAATTGTACGGTTAGCTTCGTCAAGGTCGTTGCGCATTTTTTCGATTGAAGCGTCTGCATCATTAACCTTCTGCTCAATTACAGAAGCATGCTCTGGCTTCATTTTACTAAGAATTTCTTCATAGTTCATGGATTCGCAAGTCTCCTTTCGTTTGTATAATTCAATAAAGGCGGCAGAATTAGCGCCCTCATCAACAAGGTCTACCCGGTCGATAACCAGGTCTAACAGCTCATAAGCCATAAAAATCCCCCTATCATATTATATGCAATTTAGATACAATTTATAACTTCACACGCTTAGCTTTGCCCTGGATTGAAAACATCTTGTAGGTTCCATCCTTTACTTTAGCAAATACTTCAGGGTCGTGTACCTTTACAGTTATAAACCAGCCTTCTGGCACAGTACCTTCTGGGATGCCTATAGCTGCCTGTTTTTCTTTTGTAAGCATAATAGATTCAACTACTGTGCCTTTACTGTTACCCTTATGCATTTCACCGCTGCCGCGATAGTCAAGCATAAAATTGATAGCAGCTTTTTCAAGAGTTTCAGGTGCTATGATGTCGTCCTGCCAGTCGAGTGGCGCATTGCCATTCTTGTCGAGAGCAACATTTGCCCAACCGCTTACCAGGCATTCATCATCTCTTGTTTTAGAGATGTCAAGTTCTACGCAAACGTCAAGACCTTCTGGAAGATTAAAGCTATCATAGCTTTCATCAATAACAGTTCTTGAAACAGTCTGGTAGGAACCATCTTCTCTATACACACTAATTTCGTCAACGCTGGTATTATAACCGCGTGATACTATAATTGGCATAGTCTCCTCCTATACAGTTTTCATATTGTTCTGGCCAAACTCCTGCTCGTTGGCATCTACAATGTCGTTGTTGCCGTAACCAGGAGCGGTTTCTTCACGTTTTTCTGCCTCAGCCTGTTCTACATACACTTCTTCGAATGTTTCGTCAGTAAGTGTAGGGAAGCCCATGATATGCCACAGATAAGTCATAAGCTCTTTATCCTTAGCAATGTTAAGATTCATGGCACGAAGCATAAGAGCAATTTCGCTAACAGATGGTGTCTGAAGGCTGCTTGGCACAATTTTAGGATATCCACTGATACCTTTGAAGTCATTTATTTCAAACAACTTAGGTACTGCATTAGCATTAAATACGTCTGCAATATTATTTATCTGAGCCTGCAATGCAGCCGCAAGCAATGACTGTTTTGTATCAGCAAGTGCAAATGAACCAGCTCTGTTATTGCCTATAAGGATAATATCAGACAGCATTGTAATGGCAATTCTATTGTCATAGCGCTCAATAGTTTCGCCAATATTTATCTGTCTTGAAGAACCAGATGTAAGCAGTGACAATTTCCAGCCAAATGGAAGCAGTATGCCTTCTTCACTGTCTCTACGTACAGAAGCTACAAGTGCCTCCGCATTAGCTTTAAGTGCAACCATGTTAGGGTCGTCATCTTTCCAAAGGTCGAGACCTTCTGGAGCTTCAAGTACCGGGAAACCTGCAAGGTCACGTTCAATACCTATACCCTCAATTTCTTCAAAGTGCTTTTTGAAGAACCAGGAACGGTATGCATTACGAAGTAATGACTTACCTTCTGGGTTATCTTTAGACACGCGCGTTCTGAACAACAGACCCTTTGACATAGGAATACGAATTGTATCAAAGGTTGGTTCACAGCGCTGAATAAACGCTGTTACATTGCCCTCTTTATCAAATTCCCATTCAGCCAAAGAAGTCTGTGCACGAGATGGAATACCTCTCCAACCGATTCTGCCGTCTGAGAATTTGCTTCGATACTTGCTGTTTACTTCATTTGGACCTCTGCGAACCTTGTAAACAATTTCATGAAAGCTAAATCCATATGTCAACATGGATAAGATTTCAGAAATAATATTTGCCCAAGACATGTCCATATCGTGCATACATTCTTCAAGGAATGCTGCAGCCTCCTGGTCTGCCTCTGAATTACCGCAAGGCTCTACCTCCCAAGTACAGCCTCTGATGAGCATTTCAGCCAGGTACAGAATTGAGCCAATAACAGCATCGTTATCGCTCATTTCCTGATAAATTCTACCAGCACCTGGCCATCTAAGTTCTGGCAAAAATTCTTCATAGATATATGGACCATATCTACGCAGGCCTGAAGCACCGAGCTGTTTGAAATTCACTGTTTTGCTCTGTGACATTTTATCTCTCCTATCTTAAATTTTTGACCAGTAACTACCACCTGGTTTCTTAAGTCCAGTAGGTGCTCGTACCAATGTAGGTTTTCTGAAGTAGTTAAAGGCACCTGAAAAACCGTCTATGGTGTCATCGTGTGCACCATACGGGAATAAGTCTGCCTCATCAAAAAACGCAAGCATGTTCCTACACTTGTCTGATACAAGTATACGGCCAGCCTGCGCCGCAGAAGAAGCAGCACGAGAGCGCTCAACTTTAGAACCTGAAGATGTAACACCTAATACGTCATATCCATTAAGAACATTACGCATATAGTGGTCAATTGTTATGGCACCTGAAGAGCCAGGCTCCTGTTCAATTCTTATTGCACAGTTATAACCGTCAAATAATTCTGCAGTTGTTCTAACAATTCCCTCAAGTTCACCAGGTGTTTTCTGTACACGGATAATATCTTCTATCCAATACATACCCTGGTAGTGAGCCATTTTGAAACCTACAGACCAGTCAGGCGTACGTTTATCTTTACCCTTACGTTTAGCAGGGTCAGTAGATGCAAAGTCCCAATATCTAACGCGTGTTGCAGCCTCTGGTATTTCAAGATGCGGCACGATATTGAACCAACGTCTATCTAACAAGTCACCAGCCTCTTTTATTTCCCAGTTACCGTTAAGCAACTGCTCTCTAGTAACTGGGTCAAGTTCAGCCAAGGCTTCTTTGTACTGGTCGGCATCAAGATAAGGGTTATCTACAAGACCAGCACCAATAAAGATACGACCATTCTCTTTACCTTCTACAAAGAATCGCTGATAATAATATTCACCATATGCTCCACCAGGGTTAGCAGTGGCCCTAAATCTAAGTGGAACCTGGAGACTCTTTGGTTTACGAAGACGAGAGAACATGTATCTGTAGTTTGTAGGTGATATATGTGTCACCTCGTCCATGCCGATGTACTGAAATTCAGCACCCTGGTAACGATAACAGTCGTTATCATTTTCAAGATAACCGAAGTTCAATGTAGCACCAGATGGAAATGTGTACTGCTTTTCCTTTTCGGACCAGCGTACTTCTTTGTTTTCTACAAATGGCATAAGCCACTGTTTACTCATATCAATCAGTGCACCTGGAAGATATAAGTCAGCGTATGTCTTACGAAACAGTATTGCAGAATATCCAGGGATATCTACAAACTGTAATGCTGCCATAAGCTGTGCAACAGACTTACCGCCACCTGCAGCTCCACCATACAAGACCTCTTTTTGATTGTTCATAAGAAGGAAGGCGCGTTGCTTCGGTGTAGGGTCAAATGGGATATATTTAGTAAGTCTGGGTGTAAGCAGCTGTTGCAGCTGTGAACTATCCACATCTGCCAGATTAATATTTACCGATGACATGGGCGTCACCTCCTTACGACTTGCTTGGGGAAATTATAATATTACTCTTCGAGGTCTTCTGCGCCTGACTCAGACAGGTAAATGTCAGGTGTAGAGTTTGCAGCTGCATCTGCAAGGCCTTCGCCAATGATATATGCGACTACGGATGCACCAGACATGATGATTGCTGTCACCTGTGCAGACTGTGCTTCTGTGCCGCCGAGAGCTACAATGAGCATGCCTACAAAACCAGCGATAGCCATCCAGAACTTTCTGGATGTAAGTTTCTGTACCCAGTTGATATTTTTCATAATGTCACCTCCTTATATCTTCTATAATAAGCCCACAAATTGTGGGCTTACTTACTGATACACATCTTTATTAAGATTATGCTGGACACCGAAGTGTCCTTTGCTTTGGTGTGGTTAGTTTGGTGTTGCGATGCCGTTTGCACTCCAAGTAAAAATATTGTTTTCACTATCGATTACATCAATAACAGCATTACCTTCGAGGTCACAAGTCATTTGTACAACAGACGCAAGACAAGTCGTTGGTCCACCAGTCCACCACTGTATAACCACCATCAATGGTTTACCTCTCATTAAGTGTTGTACAGCCTGTTCAAAAGTCATATTTGTGCATTTAACTTTCAATGATGGTGCGTCCGCCATCGCTACCCCTGTAAGATAGTTGTCATAGTTCACATCTTTGAAATATGCAATGTTAGGAATAAACTCCTGTGCGATAGGTACATATACTTCCTGTTCTTCGTAGATTGCAAGTGTGATTGTTTCGCCAAGTTCGGTATTCCACACAACTTCAGTAAACCAGTCGGTTTCAGAGCCGCCAACCAAGCCTATGACGATAACAAAGGGTATATTAGAATTTACATTTCCATCTATACTACCCATCGCAATAGTACGCCCATCACCATATACATCAACCGATGTACTTTTATACTGCTTGCCGTTAATAGTTATGGTGTATGTTTTATTTATAATAAAGTCGGCAATCTTATTTTCTGTATGGTAGTTGTACTGTCCGCCACCCTCTGTACCCGTCACACTCTGCTCTGGCACAATCTCTACCATTTCGGTTTTTGTGCCGAATGGCTTATCTTTTAAGTCGTTCCAGCTGCCTCCCTGCCCAGAAACAGGAATGCGACACTCACCGTTGTCTATAAAAAGCTGTTTTGAGCCATCACAGCTCATAAGAACTTTATAACCTTTAAGTATTCTATAACTCATTCTTTACCTCCGTCACCCGCAGCTCTTATAATACTGCGCCACTTAAATATTTTATTCATGCGTTCCTGACTGAAGAATGGCTGTGCCATGAACCAGCTACGCCATTCAGAAGCTCCTTTGGAACTGTTACAACTATGACAAGCAGGAATTACGTTCTCCTGTGTAGTTGCACCACCTACGCTTACTGGCTCAAGATGGTCCTTAGTAAGCCTTTCACCTTTGCGCATTGTACGACCGCAATACGCGCATTTGCCGCCAAAGAATATGACGGTCTCTTTCCATTGCTGATGTGTGTATTCTATATCTGACTCACCTCTTCTCTTCATGCTACCTACAGAGTCCGTATGTTTCTTCTTGGTAGCATTCTCACGTCGTCTTATATTATAGCATGTCTTGCAGTCATCCCTATATTTAGTGCTGCCGTCTTTATTCTTCCCGTTCTTAGGAAATTCAGACATAGGTTTTACTGCACCACAGAAGCTACAAACCTTGTGAGGCCTTCCATTAAGCGTGAGTACCTCAGGGGCATATTGCCCCTTCATTCTCTTATTGCGCATGTAATTCTCCTAAGCTGTTCTTTTCCAATAGAATTTGTCGCAAGCACTATTTAACATAGTATCCATTCTTGGTTGAAGTATTACATCAACAAAAAAGGTGTTTCCTGCCGCTACAGTGTCTGCTCCGATAATATCTAATACTTGTATTGCTCCAGTATCATATGCAATTTGATTTAAAACAACAACATTACCTCCGTCGCAGCTTGAACAACACTGCTGAGTAAATCCTAAGCCTGAAATCCCCAATGCATTAAAATTTAAACTTCCCATATCAAGAGAAGTGTCAGATAAAGCTACTGCATTTTTAATACCTATTCTAATGCGAATAGTTTGACCGTGTCTTAAATAATAGCACGTATACGCAGTAGTATTTGTGGTATTCATTGAGAACAAAACTCCATCAGTAGAACTAGTACCATGTTTAGCTGAAAATTCTTTTCCAACTAAACTCCAAGTTCCACCTAAGTAACTTGCAGGGCTTTCATTTGTGCTTGTGACATAAACAGAACCCACAGGATAAATTTTCAGCATAATATTATTAACAGTATTGCCTTCAAGTTTTTCTGCATTTTCTGCATTTTCTGCTGTTGCAACATTCAGCTCGCTTTCCGTTTTACCGTTCAAGGTTTCTGCATTTTCTGCTGTTGCAACATTCAGCTCGCTTTCCGTTTTACCATTCAAGGTTTCTGCATCTACTGGGCCATCACCATAGCTGGACTTCTTAAACTCAAAGTACAGGTTTATTACCTGCTGCACGTCCTCATCTACAAGGTCTGTAGTAGCAAGAGTATCTACAAGCTTATACAAGTCGTCACAGTCATTTATAATGCTTCCTACAGTAGTATTGCGGTCACAGTGTACGATAAGGGTAGACCCAACGTGTATAGTGCTACACTTAGATGTCACCGCGAAGCCACCACCGACCTCAGCAGCCGACATAGTGGCGCCGGCGTCGCACTTATACTCATGCAAGCACTCACCATCACTGTCATATGAGGCGATGTAGCCACCATCACAGGCCTTATGTATATATCGGACAGTAGAATTGACAGGCACGTCGGTGCCAACTATAAGTGTCTTTTCTGTTTTATTACATAGTAATGTGATGCAGCGCACCACAGTACTCATTGTTATGTCCACGTGCCGTGTCTCCTCTCAATGTTATTCTTCGATTCCCTCAATTAACTATGTGATTAATTCTGTTGTTAGTTTGCTTTTATGTTAACACACCCAAAATGTTCTTGCTTTGGTGTGGTTATTTAAAACCGCCAATAAATACGCCATATTTATTTATCCACCTCTTTAATAAAAGCAAGTTCTTCATCGCTGATTTTTTCGCTTTCCAGCATTACTTTCAGCTTTTCTTCTGTGACTTTACCTGTTGCATAAAGTCTTTTAAGTGATTTCACAAGTACAGTCATTACAGCACCCCTTCTTCAATAAGTGACAGTGTATAGTCATCAATGATTTTGTTATAAGTTTCTTCGCTGATGCCGTATGTTTTTTCACTTTCAGGAATGCTTGCTTCCTGTTCTATGCGTTCATTTACTCTGCGTGTGATTTCTTCCTGCCATTCAACAGGAACAGTTTCAATGGTAATTTCACCACTATACAGTTTGTCTACAA